TAGTGTCAGCCGGACAGGCCGCGCAAGACTGGATCGCCGAGCACCAGGACGTGCTCATCGCCACCCGGGTGCACCAGACCGGCGGCGGCTCAGGCGGCCGGCACTACCTCTTCAGCCTGCCGCCCGGGGTCAAGATACGGGGCGGAGTCTCCGTCACGCTGGGCAAGGTGCGCCGCGACGGGCTCGACATCCGCGCCGAGGGTGGCTACATCGTCTGGTGGCCGCTGCATTTCGGCCAGCAGGGGCCGGTGGGCGACATCCAGCCGCTGCCGGCCGGGCTCATCGACGAGCGCCGCATGGACCTCGAGCTCCCCGCCGAGGTCGCCAAGAAACTGCCGCCGAAGCCCGGCACCAGCCAAGACTTCCAGCGCGACCTGCCGCGGCTCACCGAGGCGCTCGCCTACATCGACCCGACCGGATACGACGCCTGGCTGATGGTCGGCATGGCGCTGCACCACGCCTCCGGCGGCGCAGACGACGGACTCGAACTCTGGGACTCGTGGTCCTGCGGTGGCATCACCGGCGAGCTGCCGGCCTCCTACGCCGGGCGCGCCGACATCGAGTACCGCTGGCAGTCCTTCCACCTCGACCGTGGCGGCGGCGTCACCCTCGGCAGCGTGTTCAACGCCGCCAAGGCGGGCGGCTGGGTGCCCGTCCCCGAGGCCGTGCGGCTCGGGCCTCCGCAGCGTGAGGAGCCGCCACAGCACGGCTACGACGACACGCCAGAGGCGCGCGGCATGGAGCGCGTGCGGGAGCCGGACGTCACGACGCTGTCGCCAGGCGCCGCCAACGCCACGCCCGGCCTGCGCGTCGAGCTGCGCCACGTCGCCGACATCGTGGAGGAGAACCGCGAGCCTGAGTGGCTCCTGCACCATGTCATCGAGGCCAAGGTCGTGGCCGTCCTGGCGGGGCCGCGCGCGAGCTTCAAGAGCTTCATAGCCTTGGATTGGGCCATGCGGATCGCCACCGCCGGCAACCCGGTGGCGCTGCTCTCCGGCGAGGGCGGCGGACTCGGCAGGCGCGTCAAGGCGTGGATGCAGACCTTCGGCGGCGGCCAAGACCTGCGCAGCCTGCCCATCCTCGCCCTCGAGCGCCCCCTTAACCTTAACCGCGAGGAGGAGATGTCCATGCTCGTCGAGGCCATGGACAAGGCCGGCATCCGGCCGACGCTGGTCGTCATCGACACGCTCTCCAAGTTCAGCGCCGGCATGGATGAGAACTCGAACCAGGAGGTCGCCGCCTACCTTGCCGCCGTGTCCCGGTTCATCCGCGAGCGGTACGACGCCTCCGTCCTGATCGTGGCGCACTCCGGGCACGGCGACGCCGACCGCCCGCGGGGCGCCAGTGCTCTCATGGCAAACCCGGACAGCGAGTTCATCGTCAAGCGCGCCGCCCAGCCGAACACCCACGTCGAGGTCACCCGGCAGCGCTTCAAGGACACCGGCGAGCTGCCGAACCTTGCCTACGAGGCCGAGGTCGTCGACCTGGGCGCGGCCGACCGGTACGGCGAGCGGTTGACCAGCCTCGTCATGCGACAGAGCGTGGCGCAGGGGGAGAAGCCCATCAGCGCCCAGGCGCCGCAAGGGAAGGCGCAGCGGACCATCCTGCTCGCCCTTAGGGAGCGTCAGAAGCGGTCCGAGACGCCCGTCGTCTGGACCGTCGAGGAGCTGCGCCAGATCGGGAGGGAGTGCGGCATCAGCCGGCAGTCTGTCCACGATGCGGTCGAAAAGCTCGTCATGTCGCCCTTCCTGACGGCCACGGTGGGCGGCTCGAGGCTCACAAATGAGTGATGTCCGAAAATGTCCGAAAGCGTCAAATTCGGACAGTTTCGGACGGTCAAGATGTCCGAAAATGTCCGAGTGTGCTTAGCACTCGGACATTCGGACATGACTTCGGACATGGAACAAGACAGGAGGAAGCATGAGGTACAAGACAAGTCCGTTGCGCCGTGTTGCTTTGTCGCAACATAGCGCAGATACGCCACTAGCCCGGCGGATGGTTGAGGGACTGGGACAGGAAGGGTTCCAGGTCGCCAAGACCATGCAGGCGATGTTCAAGGCCAAGGTCGTCCACTACCAGGACGCCAAGGGCGAGGTCGGCACCGACCCGAGGTGGCCGGCGTGACCCAGCAGAAGATTGACCTCAACCATACCGGGCCGCTCGAGTGGATGGATGACGTGTTCTGGGACAAGGTTTCGACCGACGGGCGGTTCTGTATCCGGGGGCAGCGGATTGGCGATAAGGTCGAGTACGTCGTCTGGCGGATGGGGCCGAACGGGAAGGTCATCCCGAGGTGGATCGGCGTGGCTCCCTCCTTCGCCGAGGCCGTCGAGCTCGCCGAGAACGACCGTGGCGGCAAGGAGCCGTCCATCAACCTGCTCTGGAAGGTGGCCGATGAGAAAGCCGGCTAAGCTCTGCCCGGTCTGCCTGGCCGAGAACACCGGCGGGCTTCCTCACCGGCACCATCGAGAGGGGAACCGGAAGAAGGCGCGCACGGTTGAGCAGATCAGCGAGATGGCGCGACAGAGAATCGAGGCCAACCAGGTGCGGCTCATCGTCGGCGCCGCGGTCGATGACGCGAGGGAGCCGGACGATTGGGACCCGGGCGCTACGAGAGCGGCCTACCATCGGGCCTACTACGCCAAGAACATCGAGCGCCGGCGTCGGCAGGCGAGGGATGCGAAACGCGCGCGCGCCATGTTGCGGAACCTGCGCCCCTTGATTGCCGGCCTCTGTCATGCGGTAGACTTGGGGCGACTGACCGCGAGGTGGTGATGGGCAAGCGACAGAGACAACGAGGCGCCGAGACCGAGCGAGAGGTGTGCAAGATCATCACCGAATCGACGGGGTGGCAGACCAATCGCATTCTGGGGCAGGCCAGAGACGGCGGGGCTGATATCCGGCTCGCTCGGTGGGTGCTCGAGGTCAAGCGCAGGAAGTCCATCGCGGTCTACGAGTGGGTCGACCAGGCCACCGCTGCGTGTGCGCCCTACGAGATCCCGGCGGTCGTGTGCCGAGGCGACAAGCGCGAGTTCTTGGTCATCCAGCGCCTCGACGACTGGCTGAACCTGGTCAAGCCGCAGCTGCCCGAAAGATGAAATGCCCGAAGTGCGCCAAGCCTAGCGAGGTCGTGAAGGTCTACCAGTTCCCGGCTGAGGCTCGGCGTCGGCGGGAGTGCCTGACCTGCGGGCACCGATTCACGACCTCAGAGAAGCTCTGGCGCCGCGTCTATGCCGAGGAGGTCAAGCATCGGCCTGCGCCTCGAGCTGGCAGGCAGGAGCGAGCGGAACCCATGAAGCGGCGCTGGTCGAACTTCGACGTGGTGCCGGTGGACGGGTATGACATGGACTACGAAGACGTTAGCACTTATGTGCATGTGAGCGACTAATGGCAGGGACACCACGAAAGCGAGAGCGCCGCGAGAAGGCGCACCAGATCATCAGCTCGCCCGACTTCTGGGAGCAGCTCTGGATTCACCTTGCCGATGGGCACTCACTTCGGTCTTTCATCAGCGGCAGCGAGGTTCCGTTCGCCATCCTCTGGGGGAAGATGCAGTCCGACCCGGCCTTGATGGAGCGTTACGAGATCGTCCGCAACGCGCGCGCCCTGCTGAACGCTGAAAGAATCGAGGCGCTGGCCGAGAAGGTCGAGCAGGAGCAGATGGACCCGAACGCCGCGAAGGTGGCGATGGGTGCGAGGCAATGGCTGGCCGAGCGGATGGACCCGAAGCGCTGGGGGAACAAGATTCAGAGCGACGTGCGCATTACCGATACGACGGCGCTGCACCTTGCTGCGGTGCGCGACCTGATGCGAACCGTGAGCGTCCAAGAGCCCGAAAAGCTGACGTCGGACGGGGCGTCCGACGGTCTGCCTGCGCGCGATTCTTAAGACCGGCCTGTGGATAACTCTGTGGATAACCTGTGGATAACCTGTGGATAACTCACGGCCTGGCGATCCGCACGCGCTCGGGCGCAGATGCGCAAGCGCACGCACGGCGCAAGTGCTTGATTCGCAAGGGGTTGCGGCGCGTAGTGCGTATAACACCCATTATGTTAAATCGGGGCGATTGTGACCGCCCTGCGGACAATCCCCCCCCTCAACGACGGGGGCGCGCGTAAGTGCTTGATTCCCCTAGGGTCGGGGCGCCGGGCGATTCCGGCCGCCCGCCAGACCCCCCCCCGGGGGGTGGCCCCCGCCGGGGGGTCGGCGCTTGCGTAACCCCACACGGACCGTATGAAAAATTCTGAGAACCCGTACTTCGCCTTCGTCAAACGCTACCACGCGGCCCCTGTGGCCTTCGTGGAGGAGGTCCTAGGCGTAACCCCCGACCCGTGGCAGCGCCGCCTCCTAGAGCTTCTGGCGGCCGGAGAGCGCAAGATCAGCGTCCGCTCCGGCCACGGCACCGGCAAGTCCACCGTGGCCTCGTGGGCCATGCTCTGGTTCATGCTCACCCGCGTGCCGGTGAAGGTGGTCGTCACGGCCCCGACGGCCTCGCAGCTCTTCGACGCCCTCTTCGGCGAGTGCCGCCGCTGGGCCAAGCTCCTGCCGCCGGCGGTGGGTGAGCTGCTAGAGATCAAGTCCGACCGCATCGAGCTGAAGGCGAGCCCGGAGGAGGCCTTCATCTCGGCGCGCACCAGCCGCGCGGAGCAGCCGGACGCCCTGCAGGGCATCCACGCCGAGTATGTGCTGCTG